TCATTTACAATATCATCAACTGCTCTGGCAACTTCCGGGTGCATTTCCATTTGGCGATATCTTGTAATAAGCTCTGCTTCAGATTTTGCAGTACCTTCCATATCAAGATAAGCACCATACCCAGGCATACTGGTCGATGCTGAAACATTTACTGCGCCGTCTTCCTCTTCGCGTTCAACGAAAGACTTTAGATCGGCGTCATCTTTTCTCTTAATTTCAAAGCCAAATAATTGCATATATTTTCCTTTATAGATTGAGGAGGGAAAATAACTCTTCCCTCCTATCTAATCTATTTATGTTAGGCTTGAGTACCTGCATCACCGGTATTACCGCCAACAACACTCCACCAATCATATTGGAATGTTACGTCAAAAGTTTCAATTACATCTGTGGTATTCCAATCCATTGCGATACCAGTGATATCTGATGGATATAGACCATTAAATTGATAAGTACGAAGTACTTCACCGGTTTTTGAATATTGTATAATCTGAGCCTGAGCTTTATAAAGAGCAGGTGCAGCACCGCCGGTAAGTCTTAGGTTGCCCTGATGTGAATTGATTGCATTCATCCACTGTTCCATAGCGTTACGGATGAGGAAGTCCTCATCGTTCATAACAGTTACGGTCCATGGCTGGAAAGTACGATCCCCAGCCATTTTGATTTTACGGCCGAAATATGGGATTTCGATTGTACCCAATGCCGATTCTGGAATTTGAGCCGCCTGAACCATAAATGGGACCTTAATGTCTGCAACTCCATTAATTGGGTTCTGAATTTGAACCTGGAAGTTTGCAGCTTTAGCACCACCATAAGTCAGTTGGCTCTTCATTTCGTTGATATTAAAAGCCATGTTTTTTATCTCCTCTACTATCTATTTATTAGAACTGACCTACGATTTCTTCAAATTCCACACCGGTGCGAACAGCAACAAAGTTAAGCTGGATGAAATTGATTGAACGAGCTGGTTTGATGTAAATATCACCAACGAATTCATTTCTGTCAATTACTTCACCGGTATTGTTTGTTTCATCACATACGACTCTAAAATCATAGATACCACGACGACCTTGAACATCGCGTAGGAATGGTTCTACTAAGTTTTTGAACTGTGCACGAGTAAATGCATCGTTAAATTCAAATAGAGTTGATCTAGCCGCACGAGCAATTGCTTTTTCCAGAACAATAAACAGACGACGTACGTTAATGCGATCAAATGCACTATCTAAACTTGACAATGTTCTGTCGCCGAATAGAAGAGTTCCCTGACCAGGTTGAGTAATTACTGGATTGACTCCGGCTGGATAGAGAATGTCACGCTGAGCTTTATTTGGATTGAATGCAAGCTTTACTACGTTTTTAATAATACCGCGATTATATCCAGCTGGTGACCACCAAGGATCTCTATCATTATCAGTACGAGCTGCAAGACCAGCCATATCACCGTTCAATGGTGTGTAGCGATATACGTCGTTATATTTATCGTAGCGGTACTTATATCCAGAGTCCATAACCGCATAAGTTGAACTTGTAAGGCTATTTCTGAATGCAAGTATTGCATCAACTTCACCGCCAACTGATACAGTACCAGGTACAACGTCTGCATATGAAGGTGAAACATATGCTACACAATCTCTACGCACCTCAGCAATGTTGTCAATGATATAGTTTGCAAGACCAGTATCATTGGATCCATGACCTGCTTTACCCTGAAGAATTAGTGAAATATCCACATCTTCTGCAGATGCAAATAGATCATAACCTTCGGCAAGATCTGCCAGAGTAATATTTGCTTCAGTTGAACCATCAGTACCACCAATCATAGAGATATATGAAGCTGTATTTGACGTGGATACAACGGCTCCAGTAGAACGAATCCAGCGGCTTTGTGAGTCAACTACATCTCTATAGTAAATTGACGCACCCTGGCTGCTTCTTGTGCCAGAAGCGATTGCTAGATTTTCATAGACTTCCAAAATGCTACCAGCAACACCAGAAATAAGTCCATCCTCGTCAATAACTGCTAGATGGAACATACCAGAAGTTGGAGCAGCATTTACATTTTTGTAATATCCCCACTTTCTGGTTCCAGCAGCACTGGATAGAGCTGCTTTTAGGCTAAGTTTTTGGGTGAAACTTACAGTTGTGCTGTCGATTGCTGTAATATTAAGATCCTGGAATCCAGTGGTATTCGAACCAACACGCAGGATATCACCAACCGCTAGGTTAGCAGCATCTGTAACAGTTGCGGTATTGGCGCCAATTGACATTGTAATACCAGAAATGGCAAAACTATATGCATTACTGGTTGTACAGGTTGAAAACTTAAGGCTATTGCCTATTGCACCTGGCCATTTTGCAATAAACTGACCAATACTGCTTGATGATACGGTGTCAATGTACTGTGCTGCGGTATTACCAGTGCCAACAGCGTTATTTGCATCAGATGAAACTACACGAACTGTGTATAGTTTATTTGAATATGATAGAAAATCTGCAGCGGTAAAGAATGTTTCTGCGTTATTAGACGAAGGTTTGCCAAAACGTGCTACCAGATCACTTTCTGAAGTAACCAAAACTCTCTGCATTACTGGTCCCCAGTTAAAGACACCAGCAATAGCAGCCTCAGTAGTGGCCACTGCAGGCACTACAGTAGTTAAATCAAATTCGCTTACATTAATGCCTGGGCTTACTTGAAATGCCATTTCATTTCTCCTTTATGAATTGTTAATTGTATAAAGACTTTGATCGTAATTCTTAGAATTATTTATAAAATAACAAAATCAGAAAGTAATCCAGTTTTGCTGCACAGTATCAATTACCTCTGGGTCATCGTGGCCAGTATTTAAAAATCCTAGAGGAAGCATATCTGCCTCCAAATCTTCTTCAGTCTTTTCTCTCAATTTGGCAAGAGTATTTATGTCTGTCATTTCTCTAAAATATTTCTGATCTGATAGCCATGCAAAAAGCACTAAACACA